ACGATTTAATATCCGGCACGTTCACCACAACGCCACCATCTTTGATTAGCAAATCAGGTGTGCCTTTGATGTAGTCATTGGTGAACATCTGCTCATTCTTAAACACGATTTGCTTGCGTTCCCTACGCCACATATCGATAGCATCATTCTCAACCGCCAATCCTTTCTCAATGTACTTGTTGCTAATCTCTTTGTAGCGCTTGTACTTCTGTTGGATGTAGATTTCAAGCAGTGCGCTTTTGCAGGTTTCAGATAGTCCTGTCTTTGTGCGTGCATCGGTCATAAGCTTACCAAGCTGCGATGCTCTGAATAAAGTTTGTTCCATTGTGTATTGTTATTGATGGTGTGAAGATACTACAACAACCCGTTAAGTTCTTGCTTTTTAACATTTACTAACGGCTCAATCTGTGCATAGAACTCCTGCGGGCATGCTTGCAAAATGATGTCACAATCATCTAGCGTTTGCGCTTTCTCGATTAGTTCAAGCAGGTACTGAACATCTTTGTTCGTTGCATTAAGTGTACCCTTCAATTTGAACGGCTTGTACATGTCTACGTTCTTGCGGTTAAGGTCACGGCCTAACAACTTACCAAATGACACAGCAGCGTTTTTAAGGCACTCTGTTTTGAGTTTAGGAAACGCAAGGTCTAAGGCATTAGGCTTTTTATTATCTGCGTTTAATGCCCATCTATTGCGTTCGATGTTGTCAAGGTTCTGCGGTGCTCTGTCAACCATGATGACAATGGATGCTGCTCCCGTGCGGCGCAACTCGTACCCGGTTATCGGATGGATCACAACAAGGGTGTATGTAACTATTTGCAGTACATTTGGCCATCAATTAAAAACAATACACATGAAAACAGCATCTACTATCCTTCGCTACGTTGTAGCCATCATCGTAATCTTCGCACTACTTTCTTACTGCCAAGAACTAAACGATTGCCTCGCTAAGTATTAATCCAAATCAATAACAACATGAACTCATTCCACAAAGACAATCTTGAAGCATTGCAAAAGTTTCAGCAAATGCTCAACGCATCACCCGACCAAGTCGGTATTGAAAAAACACCCGATGGTAAAGCGGTCACGCTTGTAATATCGCACGTAGAAACCACACTAGACGAAATGTTTTTCGGTCACTGGCGTACTGAGAACTTTAAGTGGGAACGTATGGCTAATGAAGTTGTCGGTTCACTTGACCTTGTAGTGATCCATCCAATAACCGGCTACGAGTTGCGCCGCACGGGAGCAGCATCCATTGTTATCATGGTTGACAGAGCACCGCAGAACCTTGACAACATCGAACGCAATAGATGGGCATTAAACGCAGATAATAAAAAGCCTAATGCCTTAGACCTTGCGTTTCCTAAACTCAAAACAGAGTGCCTTAAAAACGCTGCTGTGTCATTTGGTAAATTGTTAGGCCGTGACTTGAATAGAAAGAACGTGGATATATACAAACCATTCAAGTTAAAGGGTAACCTTAATGCATCGAATAAGGATGTGCAATACTTGCTTGAACTAATCGAGAAAGCGCAAAGCCTTGACGATTTGGATATCATCTTGCAAGCATGCCCGCAGGAATTCTTTGCACAGATTGAACCGCTAGTAAATGTTAAAAAGCAAGAACTTAACGGGTTGTTGTAGTATCTTCACCATCAATAACAATACACAATGGAACAAACACTATTCAGAGCATCGCAGCTTGGTAAGCTTATGACCGATGCACGCACAAAGACAGGACTATCTGAAACCTGCAAGAGCGCACTACTCGAAATCTATGTGCAGAACAAGTACAAACGCTACAAAGAAATCAGCAACAAGTACATCGAGAAAGGATTGGCGGTTGAGAATGACGCTATTGATATGTGGCGCAGGGAGCGCAAACAAATCGTATTCAAGAATGAGCAGATGTTCACCAATGACTACATCAAGGGCACACCTGATTTGCTTATCAAAGATGGTGGCGTAGTGGTGAACGTCCCGGATATTAAAAGCAGTTGGGACATCCACACCTTCATTGATGCAAAGGTTAATGAGTTGAGCAAAGACTACTATTGGCAAGGTCAAGCATACATGTGGCTAACGGGCGCACCAACAGCAACGTTTTGTTTCGTGCTTGTCAATGCACCAAGTCAAATGATTGACACCGAAAAGTATCGCCTATCATTGCGCATGAATCTTATTGATCCACAAAGCAATCCTGAGTTCATCAAGAAGGCATCGCGCATCGAACGTAATATGATTTACGATATGCCTACTTTCCTTGCGGAGAATCCACACGCTAACCTTGAAAGTGATTTGTCAAGTTGGGAATACGACATACCAGTGCAAGACCGCATCCACGAAAAGGTTGTGGAGTTTGATGCCGATGCTATCGCAAAGCTTCAGGAGCGTGTACCAATGTGGCGTGAATACCTTAATACTTTATCACTATGAAAGAACAATCAGCAGTTGAATTTTTATTCAAAGAAATCTATGGGGACACTGGTTATATTGGTAACTATACCATTGAAGGCAGGGATGCGTTTACAGCATTGAAAGCAGCAAAGAAAATCTTTCGCAAACAAATCGAAGATGCATACAACGCAGGTATGAAAATCGATGGCTATCATTATAACGCACCATGTGGAGATATTTATTTTGAAATAATCTTTAAGCCATGACCACCGAACAACTCAAAGACCACGTGCGCAATTCAATGCAGCACTACTACAACAAAGAGCAAGTAATCGAATTAATCAATAAGCTAAACAATGAAAGCAAAAGACAAAGCATGGCAACTGTACTCGAACTATTTTGATATAGTCGAAGGTGAAGCGCAGGAAGGGCAACTGGGTGCGGTGCATTACAAGGCTATCAACTGCGCACTCTACTGCGTGGATGAAGCCATAACCAATGCACCTACCGACATCATGCAGGACTTCGAAGGCACCGGGGAATACTATTCCGTCAAAGCCTACTACCACCACGTCAAAAACGAAATACTTAAACTTAATCAAAGCAAGAAATCATGAACGAACTAACATTATTACAAAGGGCAATGCGAGTTGTCGAAGAACATGAACCAGGATTGTTTGATGTTCATACGCAGAAAGGACGAAACTTTATTCATGATATGCACGACCTATTGAAAGAAGAAGGATATGGAATTAAAGGACCGCAATGCAAAGAAGGCACTGGAACAACAGTAATATATAATCCTGCAACAGGCAAAACATACAAACCATTATGACACAAGAGAAAAAAGAAACAGCAATCCGCAGATTGCATTTAGCATTAAAGAAACGTTTTAAAGGTCAAGCCATACACATGCCTTGGTCTGAGATGGAAGGCTTCTTAAACGCAGCGCAAACGATTGAAATGAACCACATCCATGACTCATACAACGATGGGTATAGAGATGGTGAAACAGGACAACCAAATAGAACACAACAAGATGAAAGCAACACTAACCTTTGACCTACGGGAAGACCAGCACGCATTTGATTGCGCTGTGAATGGTAACAAATACCATGATGTAATTTGGGAAACACAACAGCACCTGCGTAGCCTTGAGAAATACCAAGACCTTACTGCTGAACAATACGAGGTAGTAGGTAAGATACGTGAATGGTTGGCAAGTGAGTTACTCGATGCCGGGATAGCAGATAAGTTTTGACACGCTACTTAATCCTTAGCAGCGGGCGCATCATTGCTGCACCTTGCGATAGCCATGCTTCCAAAGAAACCTACCCAGTGCCTCGCCTTCAGCATCCACTTTCTCCTCGCTCCACTCAGGTTGAATGTGATGAAGATACTCATGGATCAACACAATAAGGTAGCGCATAGGTGGTAGCGTAGGGTCAATCTCAATGACGTTGTCGCAGTACAAACCATCCGCACGTTCACGGCCTAACTTGCGATGAATAACTTTAGGATGTGGCTTGCGTTTCATTGTGCTATATTTACATCGGTTTTGTGTGTAATCAATACACCGTCTTTAAATTGTTTTTTGTTATTTGATTGATGAAAGGCCCTGCAACGGTGGGGCCTTTTTATTTATCGAATCTTTCCGTTCACTATGCGGTAGTTGTTGACTTCAAACTCTCCCGTGTCCATCACCCGCACGTGAGCAAATCCGTGGTGGTGTTTGTTAATTGGCATGTAATCGGGATGCAATTCGCACAGACACGCCACACTCCAGCATGTTGTTAGCTTGCCATTAATATTCGGCTCAGTGTGTTCACTTGCCTGATGATGGTGTCCGCACAATGCGCTGTCCTTTGCACGCAAGAACAAACCACGTGCGATGTTTACGGGACTAAATACGGATGCACCCAGTTCATGCCCGTGCAAGATGGTCAACTTACCTGCGTGTATTATCTGCTTATCCGGGATGAAAGTGATATTGAGTTCATCAAGCTTCATCAAACTTTCAAATGAAAACTCATTCATGCCCAAAAGGTCGGGTGCATTACGCATGATGTAGTGATCATAACGCACATCGTGGTTACCACACTTGTAATAGATGGCAGCGTTTGGGAATAGCTTGCGTAACGTTTGCAAAAACTGACGGGTCATTAATACTTCATGCCCGAAGTTGCGTTTGCGTGGGTCTTTCTCAAATCGACTGATAGCATAGAAGTCAATGATATCCCCATTGAGCAAGATGGTATTCACGTCATTCTCCAGTCCATACTTCAACGCCAGTGTCAATGCCTGAATGTTATGGTACGGCACGTGGATATCCGACAGCAACAAGATGTTGTTATGGTTTATCGGTAGCTTGTATGGTTTGTAGTTTGCTTCCTGCGATGGTGGCAGGTCAAGTGGATTAGATTCCGATGGTGCAAGCTCATCGAGTATGCTGCTAAATCCGTTTAGCTTAGACTCAAGCTGCTGAAGTTTACCCGGTGCGTGTGCAACCTGCTGCTGCATGATTGCCTTTTCAGGGTTGTTCCTTTGCCTTTGCCGCCACGCAACGTACATACGTTGGAAACCTTTGAAGGTCATGGTGATGTTGTGGCGTTGCATCGCTTGACGGATGCGCTCATTCAGTACACCTTCCTGATTTTGAATCTCAAGATATACGTGAAGGTATTTGGCTTTAGTCATGGGCTATTATTTGCCCCGCAAGTACCCTGTCAATTCTGCGAGGTTGTTCGATATCTGAATGTTCTGAGTAGCTATGGTGTCTATCTTGCTTTCAAGCTTATCGATAGCCTTGTTTTGTTCTTCTTTCATAGCGGTCAGTTTAGTATTGAATTCTTCTTTGGTATCCTTGATAGATTCAGCAAGCATAGTAACCTCCCTTTTGTGATATGATTCAACGGTCTTTAGTGATGCGCTAACCTTTACCACATCCCGTTTCAATGCGTAGTATAACCCGGTAAGTGATATTGCACCACCGACTATGGTCACTAAATCTCTTGGTTGAAAGTCCATTTTATAACAGTGTAAAATATATAGTAGAAAAAGCAATAGCAGTTATTCCAAATGTTAGTGCTGTGTTGGAAAATATTAACCGTCTGTTGCGTTGCTTCAGCTGCTTTATCTCATCGTCTTTCTCAGCATCAATAGCCTTTTCAATAGCCTGCTTGTTGGCGTAGATTGCCTGCAATGTTTCATAACTATCTG